TCTGTAATCTTTCAGATTATCATTTTCTTCACTCATTCTTCCCCTCCAGTATTACTTTCAATCTCACTGTCCCAGTCACTCACAACAAACTCAAGAGTAACCCTACAAAACCCATCAGCAAACCCGTGTACAGACGCTTTAAAGCCTCCTGAAGATGCAAAGTACTCATTACAGTCATTCTGAAGGAAACCCTGTACAGCAGTATTTAGTTGCTTTTGTGCAAACAAAACAAGTTTACTCATACTTGGTACACTAACATCGTCACCTGTAAACCACTTCCAATCTAGGTGTTGCATTACAGAGTGAATTTTATCAAAGTCAATGTGTGCAATGCAATCCTCTTTACTCTTTTGAAGTTTCTGAAGAAAGTCTTTGTCTGTTTTTAGGTGTTTTGGGAATACAGACTTAAAGGTGTTGTCTGAAACTTGTGTTTCATTTTGTGTTTTTGTGTATTTTCTGTTGTATTCGTCTTCACAACCGTCTTTGTATCCTTCCTCATAACCTACACTAAAACCTGCATCGTAACCCGTGGTATATCCGTTCGCATCACCCTCTTGGTATCCTGCTATAAAACCAGTGTCATATTCTGAACTCATATTTCCTCCTTAGTATTCTGGTGCAACCCTTCGGACTTGAACCGAAACCCCTCCGATTATGAGTCGGATGCAATAACCTTTATGCTAGAGTTGCTTACATAACAAAAAAACCCCTAACCGATACACAGAGTGTACCAGAAAGGGGTTTACTTGTCAAGTGAAAACTTTAGTTTTAACGTATATCAAGTGAAAATGAAAGTTTTTACACACGTTTCTTCTGTCTGAACTCTGAAATCAGACAAGCAAAGTTCACTTTACCTTTTACTTCTCTTACAATCAGTACTTTTTTGCTGCTTTTTACAGCAATCATTGCATCATAAATTGAGTAATCTTTATCAGCGTACATCAGTTCACTCTGAAGGACTGTATAATCTCCAATCTTCTCAATTAGAACACCAATATCATAACAAGTACTAGGGAAATTCTGAGTAAAACTCTCTTGTGCTTTCAAAGAAGTACAAAAAGTCAAAAGACTAAACATCAAAGAAGCTATGAGAATCTGAAAAAACCTAATAAATGAGTTACTGTGCTTTTTCATTTGAGGTTCCTTCGATAGTAATATCATGGTTATCGAAGATTTCCTCATCGCGCCAAGATTCTTTATAAGGGTTATCAGTATAAACCGAAGATTCTTGTTTAGGGTCTACAAACAGTGTCAAAAACAATTCGACAGCAAGCACAATACTGGTGCAGATTACTACAGCACTAAAAGCAAAGGTAAAACTATAGAACGCTGTAAAGCCTACAAACAGTAGACTAATAAATAACGCTACAGCAAATCCAACAGCATCCTTAAAAGTATCTGTTGCTTTAGAGTAAAAGTCAGTGTTAATCATTTGATTCCTCCATTTTCAAGTGTTTAATTACATTTGCTAGAGATTTAGCAAATACTTCTTCATGTTGAAGTTCTATTGTGTGTTTCAAAAAGTTTATTGGTTTGCTTTCCATTTCCATTAAAAGATAATCCGCAATTCTTTCTGAAACATGTAGTCGTTCTTCAAGGTAAGTCAGAACGATTTTCTTGATATCTTCGTTTTCGATATTTACTTGTACTTTCATTCTGACCTTCCTTTCTTTATTCTGCTGTAAAGTCTACTACATTTAGTTCTGTACTGTCAAGTACAATTTTAGAAGACTTACTTTTTGGTTTACGAGTTTTCTTCTCTGCTGCTTTTTCTGCTTGTTCTTGCTGTGCTTCGTACTTAGCTTTGAAGTATTCGTTTCGCTTCTCAAAGCGTTCACGAATCTCATCAGCACACAACCACAACTCTTTACCATTCTTGACTTCCTGAATCTCTGATTCACTCAAGAATCCTTCATAAGTTGTTTCAATAAGTTTATCAAGTTGTTTTGTACTGAACTCAACAAAGTTTTTAATATCACTCTGTTTACTGCGAGGTGAACCATATGATGCACAGTGAATTAACATCTGAGCACTATCAGTAACAAGAATATCGTGACAACTCAGAGCAATGATACTTGCTGCACTGTGGCAATCGCCAGTAATAATACCAATTACATCAGCAGAACTCAATCGAATTGCTTCGATAATCTGTGTACAACCTTCAAGTGAACCACCACCAGAGTTAATATAGATTTCAACCATGTCACCTTCGTTAGTATTCAGCAAATGTTGAACCATCGGGCGATAATACCTACCATCTTTGACATCCTCGTCAATATAGAATCGACCCATTGTAGATGTTCGTTCTTGAACATAGTAGGAAATCTCCGATTCTTCCATACTTCCAATCAAACCGTTTTGGTTTTTCATTTCTTTCATATTTCCTCCTTATTAGTGTTTACAGAATCCCCAATACTCTTGCTCTTTTTGCATACGCCAGAGTATTGCATCAAATAAATATTCAAAAGATTTTATTTCTCTCTTTTTAATACCGTTTTCAAGTTTTTCTATTATTGCGTAATATTTTTTAGATTTTTCAGGTCTAAAAAGTACTCCTGTTTTTCCAGTGTCAATAGAAATTTTATAGTTATTTTTATTAAAATTTTGCTCCGATATTGTTGCCCATCGACAGTTCTCCTTAAAGTATCCTAAAGAGTTATCTATTCTATCAAGTGTTAATCCGTCTTGATAGCTGTACAACATATCTTTTTCAAAATTATCAAAACATAACCATTCTTCACAAACAAATATCCCCCTGTTGACATAATTCCTTCGGGTTTTTTCATTTTTAAATCTGCTCGTGCAACCACGGTTCAGCATATCTTGCCATATTGAATAAAGTTTACTGCACGATTTACCGTGAGTTGTCAAAATTTTTCTGTGAATCTCAACATTAAGACAACCACAAGATTTAGTATTACCACTCGTTACCGAACGAATGAAGATTTCTTTGATTTTACCGCAATCGCACTGAAAATTTCCTTTCCAACGAGTTTTCCCAGACGGAAACTGGTGCTTCGCCGTCTTACCCATAAAGGTAAGTCTGTTGTATTTTTCACCAATTTCCATTAAGAATACGCCTTAATAATTGTTTTCGTCAGTTCAGAACGAACAACATCTTCTACATCAAACTCATGGTATGCTACAGAATTAAACTTTGGCGTACCATCTTCCTTGAAGAAACGAGGAATAGCATCACGTAAAGCATTTCTACCCTTAGCATCTACATATAACTGGGAGTTATCACCAAGAACACACACCTTTGAGTTAACACCAGTACGTTCAAGAACCAACTTCAGAATCAACGGGGATAACTGTTGTGTTTCATCAATCATAATCAAGCAATTATCAAATGTACTACCCAACATATAATTCGGAATCTTAAAGTGAATCCTATGGTCAAGGTCAGTTTCAACTTTACCTTTACTCAACAAATCACACAAAAGAATCTTTGTAGAATTGAAGTGTGGTTCTACCTTCTCTTGTAAGGAGTTAGGGAGAGCACCAATCTTATCCAACCCCGCTTCTACTGGTGTACGTACAACCAAAATTTGCTTACTAGGATCGCGGAGGTATTCTTGCACATAAGTGTACAAAACAGCAAGTGATTTACCGGAACCAGAACTGCCTACGACAAATGTAAGATCATTCTCAAGAATTTTGTTTCTAAGCACCTTCTGCTTATCCGTAAGTTGAATCTTAGTCATTCCATACTGTTCAGACCACATTTTATTGTGTTCTCGTTGAATAACTTGTGAACCACTTGCAACTTTCTCTCGACGAGTAGGTTTCTTTCGTTGTTTAGGATTATTCTGCTGCAATCTATCCTCCTATTTCATTAGTTAATGAAGAGTATCATCTTCTGTATCAAATCCTGTAATTTTTTCACACATACTGTATATATTTTTTGATTCAATACTTGTAATTGTTTTAAGTGCTTGTTCAAACATAACAAACTCTGTTTTCAGAAGGACAGTAGAAATAATCTTAATATCTTCTGGATGAAAAACTTTAGTAAGATGCTTGTAGTACTCTTTTACATAAGGTTCAAAAAACTTTTCATCTACACTATAAGAAATCTTCAACGCTTCTTTACTGTCAGTACCGTATGAACTCTTTACATAAGCCTCTACAAGCCCTCGCAATACATGACAGGTGTATTGGTATACCTCTGGTGGTATGGAAGGCTCTGAGAGGGTTTTAGAGGGTTCTACAGAGGTTCTGTAGTTCACACTACGTTCCTCATCAAGAGGACTTACGGGGTCTTCCAGCAGGGCGCTGCTCTTTGACTTCAGGAACTTCTTGAACATTTTCTTCATCCTCCTTTAGAATCATTTCTGTAAAAAACTCTCCGATGAACTGTCGAGGATACCCTTCATTTGTATCAGAGATAACATACCCCTCTTTACCTGCTTTAGCGATTGCTTCAGAATACGCTACAAGGTTATACTCACGGATTTGAATTTTAATTGGTTTACTCGGCATTTTTATTCTCCTTGTCTGAACTTGTTAATAAACTCTTCGTCACGAATCAATCCGTAATTCAGAGAGTCTTTGATATATTCTTGTGCTTCTCTTTCTTCTTCTGAGAGTTCTTCAAGAAACTCTACTTCATCTTCTACGTACTGCATAAACCTTTGCTTGTGCTTCAACTTTGTCATTTAACTAACTTCTCCTTTAAGTTTTTTAATATAAACTTCCTGTAGTGTATTCAAGTATACTTGAGCAATAAGCGTACTGCACAGTACAAACTCTCGTTCTGTATCAGGCTTACCCATTGCTTCTAATACATCAAGGGTAATTATTTTTAAGATGCTATCAAGTGTTTCTTCTTTCATACCCGTATCAGGTATTTGTGTCTCAGCTAGACTTTCATTTACAATTTCCAGCATTGTATCTAACAATGACATTGATTCGGGTTGTTCTTGATTTTCTTCGTTCATGTTTCCTCCTTTTGAGTCGATAGTAGTAGTGTACGTTAAAAACTACATTTTGTCAAGTACTTTATAAAAAATATATTTAAAAATACTACTAGAGTACGCAATCTAAATTATTTTCATAAAGTACTTGACAAAGGCACGTTTAGTAAGATACAATATCACTTCTAGTATCTGCCGTAAAAAAGCAGACGGTGCAACTCCGATAAACCTAGCGATGAATTATGGCGTAAGCCTAGCACTGGTCGAGGGGGTTCTGTATAAGTCGTTCTCTGAAATGCTACAGAACTACAGTGCGTGAAGAGTACTTCACTGTGACTGACGAAGATAAAGACACGTCAAAGCATGATTCAATATCTCCAACTCCACTTGAACTTTATTGTTCGTGGGGTAGGGGGAATCATGTTCTTTCAAAAGATTATTACTTATTTTAAAGTATATTAAAAGATACTTAAAGTACACTTAAAGTATTATATATTAACTGTTAAAGATATCATGGGGGATATTTATGAGTACTAGAGGTAACTATAAGTCTCTTACAAGAGAAGATGTAGAGAAAGTAATTTTGTATGATCCAGTTGAAGGTTCTTTCTTTAAAAAATCTACAGGTAATAAGATTCATATAAATCAATATACAGAACCTAACCAAACACCTAAAATTAAGTTTACAATATCAAGCGTACTGTACACAGCACAAGTGCATAACCTTGCTTGGTTACTGCACTATGGTTATCACCCCGAAGGTGTAGTAATACACAGGGATAGAAATAAGTGTAACTTAAAGATTAGTAATTTACTTGATGTTTCTCAGAAACACTATAAAGCATTATTGACTGCTTACAGAAATCTTGAAGAGAACTGCAAGATTATGCTTCATCCGAATAACCAGTACAAGTTTATTGTAGGTTTTATAACAAAAGGTAAAATGCAATATAAGTTGTTTGATGATGATAGCGCAGCAAAAGAATACATCAAAATTAAAAGAAGGCAATTTATTAAACAGATAAGATTGCTTGGTGGTGTGCTACCTGAAAACTACCTTACAGAACTAGAATTGTTGTAATATATTTGGTTTATACTTAAAAGGTTCTTGACACTTTACGTTTTTTATAGTATAATATTTGCGTACTTTGATAGAGAATCATTGAGACTTTAGATTTACCGGATAGTACTACGTGTCTATCGAATAATCTCAAACAAATCCCTTGATTGACAATCAAGTACAATTCCGAAGAATACAGCATTGAGTCTGTGTATCTTTCGTGTTAATCGGGTTGACAGTCAGTCTTCCTCCTACTGATTGTATATGAGACAACCGCTGGACTCGTAACCAGCAACTTTAAGAATAAAAAAGGAATAACCATGAAATGTATTCTTTGCTACAAGCACTTCAAAGATAGAACTTTTGATGAAATTCTTCAAGATGAGTCTATTGAATATTTTTGTGATTCTTGTTACGAAACGGATTTTGAGGTAATTTATAGCGTACCAGAAGATTTAAAACAAGAACTAAACATGGTTATTAGGATGAATAACGGAAAAAAATATTTCTTGACTGATTTTGAAGAGTAAGTTATCAATGCCCATCTAGTATAATGGTAATACACCAAATTTGTAATTTGGCTGATGATCGTTCAAGTCGGTCGGTGGGCATACCAGTTTCAATGCAACTGTAGTTCAGTGAATAGAACCACGGATTTCTACTCCGTAAGTCGGGGGTTTGAATCCCTCCAGTTGCTCCAAAATTTTACCGTGGACCGTTATGTTACTAACCGCAAGGTAGGCGTGTAAAGAAACGTCAGTAGCATCCTAGAGTAAAACCGTAGGGGATGCGGTATCATCCTCACCAAATAGATTGGAATTTGCTACTCCGATTGACAAACCCTGTCTGTCCACAGGGTTTTTGGTTTTTCTTAATTGGACAGTTTTTTATAGGACAGATAAAAATGAATAATGAAGATACACCTGTAGATGTACAGGAAATTAAGACTAAAGTTTGTAGTCGTTGTAAAATTGAAAAATTAACTACGGATTTTGCTAAAAATAAATATCAGAAAGACGGACTTGCAAATCAGTGTAAGGTTTGTAATAAAGAATATAGAATTAAAAATAAAGATAAACTTTCAGAATATTTTAAGAAGCATTATTTGGAAAACATAGAAGAACTTAGAATTTCTAAATCAGAAATTTCTAAAAAATGGTATGTTAAAAATAAAGAAAAAGTATCTGAAAAGTCAAAAGAATATTATATTGCTAATATAGATAAAATTAAGGCAAGAAGAAAATTAAATTCGGTTGAAATTAGAGAAAAAGCAAAAGAACATCGACTCTTAAATAAAGATAAGATTTGCGCTAAAAATGCAGAAATGAGGGCTATTAGAAGAAATGCAAGACCCAAATGGTTAACAAAAGACCAGATTGAAGAAATTTCCGATTTTTATGTTGCTGCAAAAATGTTTCAGTTGTATACCGGATTGAAATATCACGTTGACCACATGATACCGTTAGCTCATCCTTTGGTTTGTGGTCTTCATGTTCCGTGGAATTTACAGATTCTCGAAGCATCTGAAAATCTAAAAAAGAAAAACAAATTATTAGAGGAATTTGAAAATGCCATTCATTAAGGGTGACCCAAATATTAACCGTGACGGAAGACGCCCGAAGAAAGACAAAAAGACTCCAAGACAGATTAGAAATTCTGAGTTGGAGTCTCTGCTTCGTAAAATCAAACCTCACGTTTCAAAAAGTATTATGACTGCTGTTGGGATAATGGACCGTGTTGAAGACGTGTCCGATGCCTCTAAACTTAAAGCAGCCACAATTATCCTTGACCTGTATAAAGATACAGTAATTAAACTGTATGATGGTCAGGATGTAGAGACTGATGAGGATTTGGAAGAAGTTGAAGCAAACAAACCATTTCAAGTATTTTCTTTCGATACAGAAAAGAAAGAAGATCAATCTGAGTAATTACAAACGGAACTTCTTCTAAGAACTAAAATATACGAAAGTTCCGTAGGAGATTTTCTTTGAGTAAAACAAAAAGTACAGTAAAACAAAAACCAAAAGAAATTGTATTCAGACCCGCATCAGAAGCACAAGCACAATTCTTGAAATCTGATGCGTTTCTGACATTATATGGCGGCGCAGCATTTGCTGGCAAGTCTATGTGTCTTTTGGGAAGTATGTTACCACTGATAGGATACCCCGGTACTCGTGCTTGTGTTATTCGTAAAACAACAAAGCAACTTTCTGGATCTGGTGGTTTGTTTGACGCAGCGATTAACCTATATAGTAAAGTTGATCCCAAGATAAAAATTAAAACAAGAGACTTAACTCTTGTATTTAGTTCTGGTGCTGAGATTCAATTTACCTACCTTGATAAACCTGCTGATAGGATGAACCTTCAAGGTAGGGAATACTCCCGTTAACATTAGCGGCATTAAGCAGCAATGCTTACTGAAAACTTCCTTAATTCAGGGGAAGTCTCAATGAGATAATCCTGAGCGAAGCCCGAAAGGGAACGTGCAACGACCATCGAAATCACACGAAAGTGGAAGAGAGTAGAGTAGGCTCAAGTGAGCCGAAACAGGAAGGTTCCTTCGGGAACGTGATATGGTCTAATCTCTATGGTGACATAGAGCAGCCTTTGGCGAAATAAGCGTAACGAACTTATTTGAATACTAATGATATGTTTCGACGAAGGTCAACAATTAACAGAAGAAAACGTGTTTTATGCACTCAGTCGATTGCGCTCTACAAGGGTAGATTACCCACTTAAAGCAGTTGTAACCTGTAACCCTGACCCCGATAGTTTTCTTTTTAATTTTGTAAAGTTCAGTTTGGACGATAACCTAGTTCCAATCAGACGAGAAAGTTACGATAAAAGATTTTTTTGTAGAACGCCAAGTGGGATACTTTGGTATAATACTTTAGAAGAAGCACAAGAAGTTCATGGTACTGGTGCGGATTCTGGCGTTAAGTCTTTTCTGTATATTCCCGGTTGCATTTACGATAATCCGATTGGTCTTGAACAAAACAAAGACTACATTGCTACACTAAAAGCACTTCCTGATGTTGAAAGAAGAAGACTTCTTGAAGGCGCTTGGGTTCGTGCTCAATTCTCTGGTTTCTTCAAAAGAGAGTGGGCTAAGATGGTGTATACTCATAACTCTACAACGAGAAATAGAGTACGCGCTTGGGACTTGGCGGCAACACTTCCTTCAGAGGTTAATCCCGACCCTGACTGGACTGTTGGTTCACTTGTAAGTAAAACATCAAACGGTGAATACACAATTGAACACGTTGCTAGGATTCGTGATAGAACACACAAAGTAGAAGAGTTCATTTTCAATACAGCACTCATGGATGGTGAAGACGTTACAATTTGTCTACCACTAGACCCCGGTGCTTCGGGAATGGCATATACTAGAGATTTGCAAAGAAGGTTGTCAGAAAGAGGTTTCTCTGTAATGACAAAACGACCTGATAAATCAAAGATGATTCGTTTCAAGCCATTTGCAAGTATAGCAGAAGCCGGTTTCTTGTCTGTTGTAAAAGCAGACTGGAATGACATGCTTTTCAATGAACTTGAAGCATTTGACGGAACGGGAAGAATACACGATGATTCCGTGGACTCATTGAGCGATACAATATGGGCATTAAACAGAACCATCCAACTTCCTGACTTTGTTCTTCCAGATTTATCTCAAGGTAATTCTCTTGCTGATATCAATAGATTTTAGTTTTAACAATAAAATACACAAATAATTCATAAGGACTTTTATGACTACAAGTACTAAAAAAGTTCAGAAGGCTGTTACCAGAGAGGGTGTAGAACTCCCTCGTTTTCAAATGTCTGAAATGGGGTACGCTGGTCTGAAAGTTTCTGCGGGTATTCCCCATGAGGAAATGAAGAAAGAACTTCAGTTTCCTCAAAGCATTGTAACCTTCAAGCAAATGTCACATCACAGTACTATTGCTGCTGCTCTTTCACTTTACGATATGATGATTTCTAAAGTAAAGTGGAGAGTAAAACCTGTAGAGGGTGCTTCTGAAAAAGAAATTCAAGACGCTAAGTTTATTCAAGAGTGTATGCACGACATGGAACATTCTTGGATGGATTTTGTTCAAGAAGCAGGTAGCATGAAACCTTATGGTTTTGCAGTTCACGAAAAGGTATTTCGTAAGAGACTGAAAAGCAAAGGTAGTAAGTTTGATGACGGTTTGATTGGATGGCAGAAGTTACCTATTCGTTCACAAGACAGTATCGACAAGTGGTTCTTTGACCAAGACGGTAGGGAAATCATTGGTGTACAACAAAATCTGAATCTTGTTCAAGACGGATACGGTAGGTTTACAAACGTAATCAACGGTAAAGAAATTACACTTCCTCGTAAGAAGTTCTTGCTGTTTCGTACAGGTAAACATAAAGGTAATCCCTTCGGTAAGAGTTGTCTGAGAGACTGTTATTACTCTTGGAGATACCTTGTAGATATTGAAGAGAGCGAAGCGGTCGGTGTTAAGAGAGACTTGAATGGTCTTCCAATTTTCTTCATACCACCACAATACATGACAGCAGATGCTTCACCAGAGCAAAAGTCTGTTTACAACATGTTTCAAAATATTGTAAGAAACATTCACTTGAATCAACAGTCTGGTCTGGTTCTTCCTCAAGCATTTGACCCTGACTCTAAACAACCTTTGTTTAAGTTTGAGTTAATGTCTTCTGATGGTAGCAAATCTTACGACACAACAAAAATCAAAGAGTACTACAAGAACGCTATTCTTACAGCACTGTTTGCTGACCTTTTGATTCTTGGTCAAGGTGCTACAGGTTCTTACGCTCTTGGTGGTATTAAGTCTCAATTGATGGCAGTTGCTATCGAAGCGTTGCTTAAAGAGATTCAAGATGTAATTAACGGTGACTTGATTCGTCATACCTTTGAGTTAAACGGTTGGGATACTTCCCGTATGCCTACAATCGAATACGAAGACTTTGAAGCAGACGACCTTGAAGCGTTCTCTAAAGCAATTCAACGTTTTGCTAGTACAAGTATGCTTGAAGTTGATCGTGCGGTTCTTAACAAGGTTCGTGAGAGCATTGGTGTTGACACTTATCCTGATGATGAAGAACCTCACATGGAACTCATGCCTAACTTTAGTTCTAAGGCTAGTGCTTCAATGGATACACCTTTTGAGGGCGGTAGAACTTCTCAAGGTTCGGGTAATGACAACGACAACAATCTTGAAAATGTCTAACACATAAGAAAGGAGGTAAATTATGCCGTGGAGTTTATCTAATTTACCTCCCGCACTGAAGAATAAATCTGAAGAGCAAAAGAAGATATTTATTCGTGTTGCTAATGAAGCCCTGAAGAACGGTAGAACAGATGAAGAAGCCCTGTTCAGCGGTTTAGCAGCAGCGAACAATCTAGGAACCCGTAAAAAGGCTGTAGAGAAGGTTGCAAGAGTTGTACCTAGTCATGTACCCAAGAGAGTACCAGAAGACCTTGTAGAGGCTTCTAAAGCGGTCAGAGAGGCATCTTTTGGTAGAGAAGTTCTAGTTGATGCTCTAGGGAACTCCTACAGTAAAAATGTACTACCGATTCGTAGAGAATTTCTAGGTGATGAAGCGTTACCTACAGATATACAAAGAAACTTAGTTTACGCTGACTTCAACGATAAGAACGAACTTGTCTTGAGGTTTGATACGGGTGAAGAGTTAGTTACAAAGAGTATTGCTGTAGAGCAAATCTATGAGCAATTTGTAAGTATCTACGGAAGTAAAAAGCAAGAAAGTCTAATAAGTCCTTCTGGTTTGACTTCTTTAGAATTTCCTCTGAGTGGTTTGAATTTTACTGTATCAGGACTCGACCACGGATTCCTTCAGATTGCTGATATTCTTTTCTTGAAGAACGATAAAGAAGTGAGTATTGATTACTCGGTTGATATAAACATGAATATAACCATCAGGTCAAACGTAGATTTGACTGGTGTAACACTTAGAATAACAGGATAATAAATGGCAATTAAAGAATACTATCACGACCTAGATTTAGTTAAAGTTGGTCAACTTATCAATACTCGTCTGCATAACGTAACAACAACACAACGAAATGCTCTTGCCGCTACACTAGCAGGTGCTAACGAGGGTCTTGTTGTTTTTGATACAGACGAAAACCAGATTTATATTTTTGATGGTTCAGTATTTCTGCCAACAAAAGTACAAGGTGCAATGGTTTATAAGGGTACGGTTACGTCCCTTACAACTGCCCCTGCTGGTGCTGAAACAGGTTTTACTTATGTATTTACTGGTACTCCCGGTACGTTGACATGGGCGGGTCAAACTTTTAGTCCTGACCCAGATGTTGAAGTTGGTGATGTTCTGATTTACCGTGGTGGTAACGTATGGGATATTATCGAAGGTAACGATGATATTGCTTCTGAAACTGTAGCAGGTAATATTCGTCTTGCAACGCAATCTGAAGTAAACGCTGGTGCTGTTACGGATGAAGCAGTAACTCCTGCAACTCTGGCAGGTTATGCAAGTAATAAACAACTGGGTAGAAGTTATTTTGCTACAGTTAATATTGCAGCACTTACACCATTTACAGTTACACACAACTTGAATCTTTCTAATAAAGATGCTTTTGTTGTTCGTACAGCAAACTCAAGTGGTTCTGAAATCTCTTTGGATGTTGATTCTGTAGATGCAAACTCCTTGACGTTGACTGCTGCTATTGCTTTGAGTAACGTAAGAGTTTTTGTTATTGGTTTCTAATAAATAAAGGTGGGTTAGATGGCAGATACTTTTTTCAATCCTATTGATATTGCACTATCTGATGGTAATTCTAATCCACCTGCCGGTTTTGGTAGGCTTCAGATTAAGAATGACGGTAAGTTGAGAGTCAAGGCTAATGGCATGGAGCAGGTTATTGAACCTTCCGTAGTTACTAAGTTGATTATTGATGGTGGAAATGCAAACACTGCACCTGAGAATTTTGTTCTTAGGTTTGATTTTGGGAGTGCTACTTAATGGCAATCAATGGGAATTTTCAGTTTAGACGTAGCACTGCTGCGGAGTGGTCTTCAGCAAACCCTGTATTGCTTTCTGGTGAACTTGGTCTTGAAACAGATACAGCAAAGTTCAAAATTGGTAATGGTACAAGTGCTTGGAACGCTTTACCTTACGGTGGTATCAAAGGTGATACTGGTGTTGCTTCACAGACAATCGTTGGTGCTACAACAGTTATTAACCCTAACCAAAACCCTTCGGTGACGGATGCAGACGGTGGTCCAAACGCAGACCTTAGATTTTCTCTTCCAAGAGCAAGAGAAGTTGTTGCACAGACTACCAATACAGTAACACCCGGTACTGCTGCAAGTGTTACTCAAGCAGCAGACGCAGAAGGCGATGTTCTGTTGACTTTTAATATCCCTCGTGGTGCTAAAGGTTGGACACCTGTTTTGGTTGTAGTATCTGACGGTGAACGTAGAGTTCTTCGTTTAATTGACTACATTGATGGTGAAGGTACTAAGCCTAGTATTCCTACAGATAACTACGTTGGTACTACAGGTTTGACTACACTTGCTAACGCTGTAGACATCCGTGGTGCTGTAGGTCGGGTCCGTATGGTCAAGGCCGAATGTCCCATCCCCGTTGTCTAGGGTCCAGTACTCGACCTCCGTGGTGTCGATATAGCTCCAGACCTGCCGGGTCGTGGACATGGCCACCGCGTTCGTCTCC